TGGCCCCGGCGTATTTCGAGCAGGCACCAATCGGCCCGTTTGCCCCACTTGGAAGCGAAGACGGAATCAGCTCAATCGCCGCTTCCATCCCGATGCCGCGAGAGTTTACGGCACCCTCGACGCTGATCTCCGCAAGGCCCGTCTCGTTGACGCTGATGTCCGACTTGGTTTGCTCCCAAGTGATTGCGCTGGTCGTGATTCCGTAGGTGGTGCGAGCCATATTATTTGTAAGTTGAAACCTTCCCGGTCCGCGAGTTACGGGCAATCTCCTTCAGCGCCTTGAGGGTATCCCGCTGGTAGTTCACGGTGGCAACCGCGCTGCTGTATTCCTTGACGCTGCCGCCGATCCTCCCGGAAGAGGAAAGCATGTCGGACGGGTTCATGCGGAAGCCCTCTAGGTTTCCTTTGATATTCGCTTCCAGCTTCGCGGCTTCGATCTCCTTGCGCTTTTCGAGCAGGGCTTTCTGCGTGGCGAGTTCTGCCTGCGCTGACTCAAGACGCCGCTTTGCATCTTCAAGTGATTTCTGGTTTGCGGCGATTTCCTTGTCTCGGAGTTCCTTCTGCTTGGCAACGTCGTCTGATTGCGCTTTGAGAATCGTCAGCTGATCCTCAAGAATCTTTTTGCGTTTCTCTTGGTCGCGAAGCTCGCTTTCAGCGTTTGACTTCTTGATCGCGATTTCCGCTTCTGGGCCGGATGCGTTAGCTCGACGTTTCAGCTCGTCGAGAGCATCGCCGCTACCAAGACCCCTGATTGCCATGTCGGCAAGGTCGGTCAGGTATTGCTTAACCGTAATGCCCATCGACTTAGCTTGCTCCTCAAGCGATTTCATCTCCGCGTCTGATCCCGCAATGATGGCTTCCGTCTTGGCGATTTCGAGATTCATTCTCTCGATTTCACTAGTTGCCGCCGCGACTGGGTTTCCTTCTCCCGCAGAAAGCATCGACCCGAGAACCCCGCCTCGGTCAGATAAATCATTGACCAAAGTTTCAAGCGCCTTGGCGTCTTCTTCCGCTCTTGAAACTCCAATGTCTATCGGGTTTCCGCCGCCGCCGACCCCGCGAAGCTTGTTCAGTTCTTCGTTCATCTGAGCGAGTCGATCAGCCGCGCTTCTGGCTTCTTCGATCTTGTCTTGCCCGATTTCAAACGCGCTTTCGGGGTTTGGATTAAACCCCACAAAGATTGACACGAACTCCTCGGCGGCGAGGGATGCTGCGGAGATTTCCTTTGCAAGCTTGGCACTCGCTGCTTTTTCCCGGATTCCCGCTAACCCCTCAGCCATCTTGTTCGTCCTAGCTTCAAGGTAAGCTGCTTTTTCAGCAGCCATGTCCATTCCGGTTGCGGCTTCAAGCAAGGCTTTGCCGAATAACGAAAGGGCGACTGCTGTGATCGAAATAACACCGGCAAGCCCCATGCTTCCGCCGAATGACTGAATGATGCCGGGGATGTTGTTCAGCACCCCGCGAATGCCGTATTGAGCATCCTCGATGGCGCGGGAGACTTCCAGCACACCCATCCCCTGCGTGTATCCACCCTGTCGCTGACTGCCGCCGCCCATTGCCTGAGTCTTGCGATTGAGTTGATCGGCTTTCTTGCCGACCTGGTCCATCGCTTGAATCACGCCCTTGTTCTGGGCTTCCATCGTAATGCTTACATCTGCGGCCATGGTGTCAGATTGCTAGGGTTTCGTCGTCGTCTTCCGGTTCGTCATCCAAGGACTTTGCGCGTTCCCGCCAGTTCTGTAGGTCGAGATCCATCTCGCCAAACTGCGGGTTTGTCCACTTGCGGGGAATCCCCTCGAAAACGAGGTATGCGTGAATCAGTTGAAATCCTTCCGACATGGAGATCCCCCACAAGGCTTCGTCCCGCTGAATCCCGTTGGCGAGATACAGTTGGTGGCACCAGGTGGCTAGGAAGTGCGGGTAGCATGTCGATGGTCTTCTTCTTACTTTCCCGGCGAGGTGTCTTCCTTGGCGGTGGTCGATGCCGCGTCAACAGCTCCGATTTCCGCGTTGAACCATGCCAGGAACGGCTGAGCTTCGGTCGCGTGCATTCCCTCCTCGAAAATGTCGCGGAGAGCTTCACGCGGGTCTGAAGCGGCAAGGGCGGCAACCAGTTCCGGGTTGCTCTTGTCGCGGGTGCAGATAACCCACGCGATGCCATTCGCCAAAGCGGAGTCACCTTCCGGAAGTTCGCGGGTGAGGTTCTGGATGCGACTGAAGCGCCCGTAGGTCAGCTTGCCGTAAACAGGGTGAGGTTCGCGGAGGATCGCGTCTCCAAGTGCGTCTTGTCGTGTCATATTATTGGTTGAATTGGCTGAGAATCTTCCGCTCCGTCTCCGACGAGCAGTCCGGGTGAAGGAAGGCGATGGAGTCACCCTTGCGGATCATCACAAGCTTCCGATCCTTCTTCACGGCCTCCACGATCATCTTGTGATTCCAGAGCGCCGCTTTGACGTAGGCGAACGGATGATTCGGGTTGCGAACGTGGAACTGCGAATCCCGCCAGAAGATGATGAGTTCCGCGGTCTTGTATTTCCCGCAGTTCGACACTTCGCCAATCCGCCACAAGCGAACATCGCCAGCGGCAACCGTTGCGTGATTCTCGTCGCAAGGCACGCCCATTGCGGTGAGCGCTGATACAAGGCGAATGTCGGAAGTGTTGGTCCCGTGGATGAAGGATGACATTTTATTCTATTATTGGTTGTGAGGCTTAGGAAGCAGTCATGAACGGCTTGAACACGCCACCGAGGGTTCTGCGCTCTTCAGTCTCGTTCCCCTTGCCCACGCTCGCGCTGGTAAGGATCACCCGCCCGCCGGTGCTGTAGGTTGAGAAGAATGCGGACCATGTCGGAGCGTTGGCGATGGTAAGCTGACTACCAAGTGTCCAAGTAGGGGAACCGGAGGTCGAGAACGCACCTTCAATAGAGAAGGTTGCGGAAGCCCCGAAGAGAGCGCCAGCAACATGATCCCCGTCAGCGTCCGCGATGTAGCGTTCCTGGACGGTGGGGTCGAAGCTGACGGACTCTGCGAAAAGCCCGGTTTCGGCGGTGAGGCCGAAGTTGATTGTTCCAATAACGGTAGCAGGCATAATTTTGGTCAGTTGGGATTGTGTGGGTCTTGTCGGGCGTATGCCGTCCAAGTGAATTTTGCGCCCATTGCGCGGGATTGCATGAAAGATTCCTGTCCGGTGAGGGTCCACGAATAAATGTGGAGCTGCGGGTCGGCGGATTCCAAGAAAGTCCGCATGATCGGCTTCATTCCGATGATTTCCTCCAAGGCATCACAAAGCTCGCGGAAGTCGCCTTTGAGGTCTTCCGCTTGATCGTCCTGTTGGTCGATGGTCTTGAAGATGGTTACCTCGCCAATGATGTCGTAGTTGCCTGGAAGTAGAGGGGATCGCAGATTTGCGTTGGTTGCAGCCACGATGACGCGGACGTTTTCCTCTTCGTTCTCGGCAAGCTCAATCTGCCCCGTCACGACAGGGTCGCCGGGAAGCGTGAGGTTGCCGATCACTTCGACAAGAGCCGTGGAAATTCGGTCGGTGATTGTCATGCTGCCGTTAGCATTACCTCCATGTTTTTTCGGTTCTTGTAGCGAAGCTCAAAGATGATCCGCATGGCATTCTTCGTCTGCTTGATGGCAGCATTTTGAAGGTGGTATGGGAAAGCTTCTTCAATGTATCTAACTGAAGATGAGATTTCAGCCCTGCCGTATGCACCGGTCGTCGAGACAAAAGCATTACCAATCCCAGCACCGAAAAGGTTCTGAAGGCGGCGGCATTCCTTCGGCCACACGAAGCGTCCTTCTTCCGATTTGGCTTTCGTGTAGTTCCGCTGCCCACCCTTCGTCATCAGCTTGGAGAACGCGGCATACCAACTCGCCTTCGCGAGTCCTGCCGTCTTCTTGCGTTTTGCTGCAAAAGCATTCCGCCTGGAGCTTTCCACAAGCGCGAGCGGCGGGGTATTGGCTGCGAGTCGCAGCGCCCCATTGCGCTTGACGGTATACTTGTTGCGAAGCGCGGCGTATGCCTCGTTGCTGGTTTTCTTCGGCACCTTCCTCATCTTTGAAACCATGACCTTCGGGTCGGGGATGGCTTCGTATTTGGCAGCTTGCTCCTCGCTGGAACCGATTCCAAGTTTTGACAATGCGCGAGGCTTGCCGAAAAACGCTGCCAAGAAGGCATCCGCCTTCTCCTTTTTGTAGGCATCTTGGATCAGTTGGTATGCGCTTGCACCCCATCTTGGATCATCGGTAGATGGATACGCTTTTTTTACGTCGTCGTCGATGCGTTGCAACATCGGCTCCATGGGCCATGCCTTTGCCTTCGATGACACAGGAAGCGTGTATTCCATCGCGTAGAAGCACGCCCGTTTTGCGGTCAGCGCCATGTCCTGCCCAAGGGTCTTCGCGACGTTATCGTTAAACGCCTTCACCCTTTTCTGCAATCTGGTGTCGTTGAACGTGATCATCGCTTCGTAAACTGGGATGCGTGAACCAAGAAGATTGTAGTAAATACCTCACCGATGTCCGCATTCATCACGCGGAAACGCTCGCCCTTCGCCGTGCCGACCTTGCCGATAAGCTGTTGCCGGGTAATACCGGTTCCAAGTGTTCCGCAGATCGAGGCATCAACGTCGAGCATTGGCCCGCCATCTTCCGCCTGAGTCATCGACGAAACGCCGGACCATATACCCTTGAATGACACTCCGTTGTCCAGAACCAGCGTGTCCTCGCCCATCACCGGATCAGCGATGACAGCGCAACCGCGCATGAAGGTATCCAGTTCGGACATGCCTTGCTAATATCGCAAACGCAAAATTATTGCAAACGCAAATTACTTGCAAAGCTAAGGGGCTGAGGATTTCTCCCCAGCCCCCTACCATGAACACACCAAGAAAAACTTAGCCCATCAGGGTAGCGATGAACTCTGGCTTCCAAGCCTTGACGCCGTAGAAGGACATCAGCTTGATCTGGCTCATCCCGTAGCCCTTGTAGAGGCGTGCGGAGAACGACAAGCCGGTGCGCTCGTCGAACAGCGTGGCGATCTCCTCGCCAGCATCTCCGCCGGGTGGCTGGGCGGGCGGACGCATCGCAAGCTCAATCGCGTTCTTGTGGAATGCGACATTGCCAGCATAGCTATTACCAACGGTAACGGCCTTGTCGTTGACGATCAGACCGCGCAAGCCAGGCTGGTTGATCACCAAGCTGCCAGAGGCGGCAGTGAGTCCGGTCTTGACGACGTAGGCACCGGCGCTCGGATCGTCGGCCACCGTGATGACATCACCGGCCTTGATGCCGGTGCTGTTCACCGTTCCACCGTCAACAGTGAGGGTGGTGGAGCCGACCGCGACGTTGCCGTTGTTGATCAGGTAGCCGGTGCCAGCACCCTTCGTGTGGGACTGGACTCCCGCACTGGAGCGGATCGACATGTTGAACAGGTTGAGCAACTCGCCCCGGCGAAGGGTGGCATCGGTGCCAGCATCGCCGACGTTGGTTAGACTCGACCGCTTGCGCAGGTTGGCGGCAGCGGCGGTGTTCAGCACGCAGGACAGCATTCCGTCAGACATCGGGGTGCCGTTGTCCTCAAGGATGCGGTAGAGGTCCGACAGGACTTCAAAGTTGGCCGAGAACGGAGTGGTTCCAGCGGCTCCAACAGCACGGCTGGAGTTCTGGTAGGCGACGGTTGCAATCGAGGCTTCCACCTGATTGATCATCTTGCGGATCGCCTGAGCGTAGAGAGCCTGCAAGGCGGCTTCAGCGCCGACCGTGTTGGCAAGTTGCGCCCACTGCTCGCCCTTGAGGGGGATGCTTGCGCCAGCGTAGAGCGAAAGCGACAGGGTTTCGGCGCTGGTCGTGATGTCAGCCGCGTCAGGCGGGGTCATCGCCGGGGTGTAGCTGGTTTCCAGCGTCGGCTCGGTGGTTCGCATCGAGATGACGCTTCCACCAGAGGATACGCCTTCAGATCCGCCGTTGACGATAACGCCCTGGGCGAAGCCGGTCGGTTCCCTTGCGACGATGTCGCGGGCTTGATAGAGGACTTCGGTCAGTCCGGTGAGTGAGATGTCGTTGGCCATAATGGTCTAGGTTTGAGAGTTGGTTATTCGGTGATTTT